AGGTATATCATCACGAACTTCTTTAGCTAATGATCCCGGAGGTATTTCATTACCACTGACAGGATCTCTATCTAGTCCATCATCTTTCATTCCACCTTCTTCAAATAGGCTCATCTGTTGTTCCATGCTCATTCCACCTTTATTAAATTCTTTTGTTAATTTATCTGCAGCTTTTGTTAATGCTTGTTCTGTTTGCTCGTTTACTTCAGTTATACGTTGCGTTATTGGTTTTTCATTTCCAATATTTACTTCTGGAATCTCGTCTCGTATTCTATAAATAGTTTTTGAACCAATAATTCTATCATCCAAACCATAAATATACTCATCTTCTACTCCTAGTTTTTCTGCATCTTTACGAGTTTTAATTCCATTTTTATACATGGGATCATTGGAGTATTTTGTTGTAATAGGTTCTCTTATTTTTACAAAAGTATCTAAATCTGTTAGCCCTTTTTTCTTTAAAGCTTTATTAATAATATCATTTACTGGTACAAAATTTGATAACTTTTTATTGCCCATTTCATCTGTAACAACCACACTTCTTTCATAACCTCTAGTGTAGCTGTCAGGAGCTGTAAATCTTCTATCAATTGAATAACTATCAGTAAAAAGTTTTCGTAAATTTATTAACTCTTCTTTAGTAAGTTTGGACACTCCTTCATAGCCTTTTTCAAGAATATTATTTTCAAGATCTTTAAATTCTTGATTAATTGAGCTTACTACATTACCCAAATTTTCCTCTTGTTCTAAAATCTCATTTTGTTCTTTTAAGGCCTCTTCTTTATTACGAAAATACCTACCAGACATTTGTGGATCAGAAATTTCATTAGACGTTTCTTTAAACTTTTTGTTTAACTTAGATAAACGTGTTATAGATTTTAATATTGGACTTTTAACAGTTGCTTTAATTACTTTAGGTGTAGGAAAAATATCACCTACACCTTTTAATCCTGAAGCTGCTCCAAGTGCTGCAGTTCCTGCAATAAACTGTCTTCTATTTACACCTGTTCTTTTAGAAACTTCTTTAGCTACATCATCAGAAGCACCTAAAGGCATCACTAATTCTTGAAGAGATTTAACTCCTGAACTAACACCCTTACTTGCTACAGGAGATAAAGTAGAAGCATATTTATGAGCTAGAGGACCTGCAGCTAATCCTAAAGTTTCTATTGTAGCATTAGTTAATGCACCTACATCTTTATAACCACTATCAATAAACTTACGTGTATTCCTTACTGGAGCTATAACCCACTCAACAGGATTTAACATTTGGTTAAGTGTTGTATAAGTATTAGGATCAGTTACAGTATCTGCAATTATCCTAGGTAAACCTTTTACAAACTCTACGTGTTTGCGTAATTCAGGAGGTATAAAATATAAAAGACGATATTTAGATTTGTCCATTATTGTTCCATTTTATTGGCATTACTATTTAACTCATCTCTAAGATATTTCATTCTACGTAAACAAGCAATAGATCCCTGTAGTTTATACATCATAGAAACTTCTGTTGCTTGCTCTAGTGCTTTATGTTGTTTAGCTATAGAGTCATCTATGTATTCTACAAATGAATCCCACAACTCTTTGTCACTAGTAAGTTTTCGTAATATGTTCATTATTGTATAGTTCCTTGATTACCAGTAAAGCCTTCTTCTTCTGGAGTTGGCACTGATCCTGTGCCTATTGTACCACCACCAGAACCTTGTGTGTCTTCTACCTGTCCACCTGCAGGAGCAGGAGGTTGTGGCTGTCCTTGTTGTGGTGGAGGTGCAGGTGGTGGATTCTGTTCCTGAAACTTCTTGAGTATCTCTGCCTGTACAGCAGCTTGGCTCATAGAGTTAGCTATCTTATCAGGATCAAGATCCATACTCTTTGCAATCTCTCTAACAATGTAATCCATTCTGGCAAAAGGTGCAAGAGCAGGATTAGATACTGTCTGCATAAACTGCATCAATCTCTGGCTTCTAACTTCATTAGCCATTAAGCTTTCTGTACCTTGTGCTTTAACTTCAAGATCACCTTTAATCTCTGGATCAAAGTCAAACTGCATATTAAAACTAAAGAATGCCTTACCTAAAGGTCCTAGTAGATAGTCATCTACATTCTTAATAACATTACGAATAGAACCATTAGCTGCATTCATCAGCATAGATATACCTGATGCAGTTCTACCTACACCCTGTATGCCTGTTTGTCCATGAGCAAACGAAGGAAAACCAGTAGATTCATCTGCAAGAACTCTAGCTTTATCAAACATCTGCATATTTTCATTAGATACATTAGGAAATTTTGTTCCAAAGATCCCCTGTCCGGGAGCACCACCCTGTCTTCTAAAGACTTTTCCGGGATATACTGTAAGATCTTGTCCGGGAACTAGATTAGTTTCATCTACTTCTATCAGTAAGTTTCCTGATAGTGCAGCATTGTCTACTGACATACGCATGAAACCATTCATTAAAGTCTGTGTATCATCCATGTTCTCTGCAATACCTACACCAAAGATATTGTAAGGATTCATTTCATAAGGTGTAGCATAGTAAGGTAGGTAGGCAGGAGTAAATGGGTTCATTACTAAACGTAAGACACAGCCATTACAAATCCATGCATTAACACTTACTTGTTCTACATCTTTTAGTTCTTTGGGTATATCTACATCATACTGCTCTATAATTTCTCTATCTACAAAACCCCAGAACTCTAATATTTCAAATCGTTGAGAATAATCATCTTCATTACTCTCATCCATTGCGTGTTCCCACCATTCTTTGTTATAGTTTTCACCTATTTCTAATGCTTTATCAATAGCATTTTCTCTAAAGAAAGGTCTACGTTTTAATGCACGTAGTTGTGAACGAGACATCTTGTGTCTTTCTATAACGTACTCTGCTTCATCCATATTGTTTGCATCTGGATCAGGATAGAAGTTCCAGATAGAAACATTAGAAGTTTGTGGTACAGTTTTAAATACTGGATTGTATTCACCCTCATCATCCCAATTAGGATATTCTTTATCAACTGCAAAAGGTCCTTTCATAATACCAGTACCAAATAAAGCGGCCTCAAAAGCAGCAGCTCTAAGTTGTTTCTTAGCGTTAGACTCTTCTAGTTGATCATGTATTTTCTTTTCCATCTTTTTAGCCGCAATCATTGCAGGATGAAACTGCACAGCAGATGGACTTTTTCCGGGTTTAAACTCTACATCTTCTTCTACAGGACTAAGATCATCTTGTAAAGGTCCTACACGTTCATTAAACTCTGGCATAGTTTCACCGGGTCTAAGAGTCATTTCATCATCATACCCTGTATCTGATTCTTCTGTAGCTTCTTTTATTTGAGGATTAGTTTCAAAACTAACAGTATCTTCTACACCTTCAGGAAGAACTGTTGGGTTGATACCTAATGGAAATTTATTACCACCAAAGAGAACTTCTACTAGTTGTCCATAAGCAGCAAGAACTTTTGTTTTAGTAACCTTTACAAATACTCTTGACTTTTCTGTAGAAGTAAACTGAACTTCAGGACTGTAAAGACCTCTGTAATTTCTGTAAGCTTGAATCCATCTTTCTTCATCAGATCTTCTTGCTGTTTCTGCCTTACTAAATTTTTCCTTAACAAATCTTTCTATTTGACCTGCAGGTTCATCATTAAGACTGTCTGCAATCATATCTTCTAGTGCTGCAGATTCTTCAGCATCTATTGCCATCTGTTCTGTATCTTCTGCCATATTCTATCCTTAATATCCAAATGTTGCGTCTGCTGCTTGAAATCCAGTTCTTTGTGTATCTGGATTGTAATCAAATAAACTACTTCTTGGTCTTGTCATAACACCATAACGTAAGGCATCATATAAGTGATCTTCAGACTTTGTGTCTACATCCTCTGGATTATTTTTATCTAGAGGAACAGAAGGAAGCTGAGAGATAGTATGAATACACGTATTAAAAAAGACCAATCTAGGTTGTTCAGTAAACTCATCAACTTGTAATCTTCTGTGTATCTCATTTTTTCCTGCAACCCTACTACCCCTACTTCTGTCTGATGGTCGCCATCTGCAACCTTTTATAATCATCTGCTCTGCTAGTGATGGTCCTGTGTCACCTCTTTTGTGCCAGAGAGAGCTATCTAATACACCATAACGTATCTTACCATCTTCTTGTTCTGCTTCTAGCACTAGATCTGCTAAATCAGTTGCCAATACTTTTGAAACATACAGTTCTCTGTAGACAATTAGTTGTTCATCAGGAGCGACTGCAAACCATAAAACCCCTGTATAACTTCCGTAGCCATAGTCACAGGCTCTGAACTTAGTCCAACTAGTAGGTATATCGTAAGGCTCAACAACATGAGTGGCTCTGTTCCACTCTGGAAAAGCTGCTCCTTCACTAACATCCCAATTTCCTTCTAATAGTTGTCTTCTTTGGTTCTCTGGTAGAGAGAGTAAGTTTGCTTCATACATACCATCTTCTGCTAAATATGGATTATCAAATAATGTAGCAGGTATAAATCTTCTTTTAAATAATGGCTGTCCTTCCTGACTGTGACCTTTAGGCCATAATAAAGGTCTACCTGTTTCTATATCTGTTGCCCAAAAAGATTCTCCATGTGGAGCAGGGTCTACAAACATTTTCTTTACCCAACTGTGTCCCGGACCTCCGGGGTTTGTTGTAGCTCTTTGGTATAACTCTAAGCCACTATCTCTTGTAGTACGTAGTCGTGATCTCATGTAGTCAAATGGGTAAGGAGTAGGCCACTGTGTAAGCTCATCAAATCCTATCCAACTAAATGCCTGACCTTGGTATCTTGTTACGTCATCATCTCTATCTAGGTAGGAGAGCCATAGTGTAGCTCCTGATGGTGCTACCCAAGTCTTATCTCTTTCCATAAACTTAATATCAGGTATAGCTTGTGGATATAAAGTCTTTGATACTGATATAAGTTCTCTTAGTTCTTCTGTTGTACGTCTGACTAACAGTCCTCTAAAGTGTGGATTGTTTAGGTAACGTACTGGATCTGCAAGCATGGCATACGACTTGCCACCTCCTGCACTGCCTCCATAAAGTACCTCTCTTTCGTTAGAAGAGAGAAAGTCTGTTTGAGGACCTTTGTTGGGTTGAAAGATAATCTTCTTTTGTGCTTGTTCAACTTCAATAGGTTCTCTTACAACTTCAGCAGGTACAACTTTAGGTTGCTCCTGCAATTTTGGCTTCAAGTTTTTCTGCCTTTTGTAACGCTTCTTTGTACCTTTCGGCAAGGTAGCGTTGAGTTGAAGCTTCTGACTTACGTTTTTGTTCAATCTTAATTCTCTTTATTAAACCAACATGAGATATTTTTCTACCTGTTTGTGTTGTAAGCCAATCAGCAACTTGTCTGTAGCTATACTGTTTGATAAACTTCTTTGCCTTTTCTAGTAGTTCTAACTCTGTAGGAATAGGTAAAAGTAAATCCTTATCATTCTCATCTTGTTTGTAACCAAAAGGTATTGTTCTTCCAACTCTAACTACAGGCTTCCAGTTATAACCCTCTTCTGTTTCCTCTGGCTTTGGTAGTGTCCAACTTTTAGTTAGTCTCATGTTCTTTCGGTGGTAATATAAATAGTGGACTTGCAGATGTTACTTCTACTTTATCAGTTTTAGTAAAACCACCTCTGTCAAGTATATCTTTTGCTGCTATCATCTTTTCTTTATTACCTAAGTCTGTAGGGTTATCTATTACTTGAGATAGAGAGTAGGCAGCTTTAGTTGCAGTACTAGCAATAAACTTCTTGGTTAAGTCAGCTATCTCTTCCTGTAAAGAAGATGTTATTGCTGATGTTGGATTATTCTCACTGTACCCTGCAAGTTTCTTAGCTGTAACAGGATTACCCTTTGCTTCTTCAAACAACACATCAAGAAACTTCTGTTGTTTTTCTGTAAGTTGTCTAGCCATTATATATCTTTTCCTTTTGTTTTATCAGGTAATACTTTATTTGGTATAATCTGGCACATTGGTCTTGCTTGAAACACACTAGGACTTTCCATTGCTACCTTTGCTTTTTTTATTGACTCTTCAAAACATTGTTTCTGTGTTGAAACTAGTTCTAAACCTGTTATAACAGTACAAGTTTGTGCATAAGGTGCTGAACATATAAGTATAATTGGTAGCCACATACCCATTACGCTAACTCAAAGTGAGGTCCATCAATAAATGGTCGTCTACCTTGTCCTCTTCTTAGATCTATATACGCATTCATGGCTTCTTGCAT